GCGCCATGTTTTCTGCGAACTTCTTGTCGATTGCAGCTGCAACCATGTCAGCTTGTTGCTTGTCGCTGTCTCCGTCGCCAGAAGACTGGATGGTAATGTTGTTGACTTGCGAGAAGTTGTTTCCACCACCTCCACCACCACCAGACATTGCAACACCCAGCTTACCATCACTGCCACGTTTCAGGGGCATGATTGCTTCTGGACCAGCTTCGCCCATTACACCCATTTTGCCACCTGACATACCAAAACCTGTAGCACGATTTACCACACCACCATTTGCGAAGAACTGTGTGCCACCTGAGAATGCACCGCCATTTGCGAAGCCGAACATACCAGCCGCAGATTCAGCAAGGTTAGCGATTGCTTTCTTTGCAATGATGCGGACCAGGTCTGCAATGACCGAACGTGCGAAGTCAGCGAACGATGCCTTGCCGGTGGTTACGAAGGAGACGAGAGCATCTTCCATACCCTTGAACATCTTGTCACCGAGCTGGCTAATTTGACCAGCCATGTCGTTTGCACTCTCGACGTAGGTTGCGATGGCGTTACTTGCGCCGTTCGTCCAGTCAGCCTGGAAAGCTTTACGCTTCTCGGTCTCTTCGCCCATGACAGCCGTGGCCATGCGCTCAGCATCGTTGATGGAAGCCAACTGCTTGTTGTACTCGACAATGCGGCTAAAGTCGAAACGGTCACCATCATTGAAGTTACTGTTAAGTTCAGCGCGGGAACGGTCTGCATCAGCACCAATTTTGTCTGTACCGGAAAGAGAGTCGCGGTCAATTGCACCCATACCAACAGAGCGGCGCTGGAAGGAAACTTGGCTAGCCATTGCTGATGCTGTTCCAGCAATACGACCAACACCCTGTTCACCAATACGCTTCATTGCTTCAACTTGGCGTTCGATTTCCTGAGTGCGTTCCTTGTCGAGGCGAATCTGTTCGCGTGCTTGGTCAGCGATTTCGCGAGCAATAGTACGCTCAGATTCTTTTGCTTTACGAAGAGCTTCAGATTCTGCTTTGTTTGCAGCAGAGTCACGAGCCGAGGCAGCACGACGAGATGCAGATTCACCTGCAGAGGCGGATTTACGCTTCTTTATTTCTGCTTCGCCTGCATCCGCAAGCTTCTTTTTCTCTTTAGCAGCAAGCTTTTCTTGGTTGATTTCGTCCCAAGACTTACCGCTAGGTGTGCTGTTGCGATTGATTTTAATTGTTGGCGCGGGTTCAGGAGGTTTAGCACCATACAGTGTGCTGCGCACACCTTCAGCAAACCCACCGATGAGACCAATAGTTCCGCCCTTACCACCGTCAACGCCGCGTTGTGCTTTGCCATTCATCTCTGCATTAGACGCGCGCCATGCTGCAAGGACAGTACGAATCCAATTCAATGCGTCGGCAGCACCACTCTTGAACTGAATCCAAGGGTCAGCTGAGCCCTTCGAGAATTCTTTTGTCAAACCACCCCAAGCGTCACTAACTTTGCGGTTAGCTTTCTCAGCGCGTGCACCCATTTCAACTAGGTCAATGCCGATTACATTGCCGAATTCAATTGATTGTGCTGTAGCAGCGCCTGCATCTTCTTCAAGAGCTTTTACCATTGGAATCAGGTCACGGAAACCGCCGCCGGCAAGCATAGTTGCACCTGCAAGAGCTTCTTGACTACGACCAAGATTTTCATAGGCGTTGACTATTGCAGCCAACTGTTGGTCAGGGTTCAGACGTTGCATTTCTTCAAACGACAGACCAAGGGATGCCATTGCCTTGGCGGCTTTAGGGCTGTCCTCATCAATCTTTGTCATTGACTTTGCAACTTTTTCGAGAGTTTTTGCGTAACCTTCTGCAGAACCTGAATTGTCTTCTGCGATTACCTTGAGGGCTTCAAGACGTTCAATAGTTACACCCATCTTGTCAGCCATCTCAGCAGCGTCATCAGCAGCCAATGCTATTTGTTCACCCATTACCACTGCGGCTACACCGGCAGCTGCTAGTCCAAGTGCAAGCCCGCCAAGTGCAATTGTACCACCGCCAACACCTGATGTGAGAGACGAGACTTGGGAAATCATTCCGGAAATACCACTCGCTGCACTACCTAGAGGACCAGGTAGATTGCCCATACGGTCAGCAAGTTCGCTTGTGGCGTTTGAGAGCCCGCTAATACCTCCACGGGATGCGCGGTTAGCGCTGTCGTTGAGTTCATCAATGTTGCGACGGGCACCTTGTGAGCCCTGTTCGCGTACATTAATGACAATTTCATGATTCTGCTCAGCCATTATTTTCCTTCCGAAGCTCCGCTACCATATTGGTATACGTGCGGTCGAGATGTTGTAAGAGTTCTAGTTCGTCTGTATTTAGTACATCATTGAAGAGCTGCTGGTAGAATACAAAAGTCTGCAATGAAATAGACCGAGGTGTGCCAGACATTCCATCGTATTGCCTGTCTTTGCACAACTGCCAGAACACCGCCATGATGTATTCTTCATATGGCGTTAGCTCGAAAGGTTGAAGCCAAGCATGGTTAGGCACCGCCAGCTTCAAATGTTCCCGTAAGGGAGTTTCGCTTCCTGGCAATGGGGTGGCGAGTTTAAGCTCCACCTCCATTTGCCCGCCTAACCGGTCAGCAAGTTTATTGAAAGAACGTGGTGTTGTCGAGAACGGCATCAGTCAACTGACGTGCCATCCATTCGTGTTTGTCGTCCTTGAACAGTGCCAAGACATTTTCTGTGGTGTACGGTAGTTCGATTGCTTCTTCGTCCCAGCCCAATATGGAACCTGCAAATAGCTTTAAACCGCGGATGTTCTGCTCTTCTTCACTAGCATTATATTCTTCCAGCGCGGCTTTCCACGTTGGGTGTGTTGGACCAGCGAGGGTTACGAAGATGCCTGTCTCACCGTGCTTAGGGTGAATAAGTTCTTTTTGAACGGTGTCAACTGCGGCGAGTTGCGAAAGTTTGAACTTTGCTTTCATGGTACTGCTCCTTTTGTGTAGTGCGCGGCTTATGCCACGTCATTAGAAATTTTGCTTCTTTAATGCGTCTTCAATCATTTGAGGAACTTCTTCCTCAGTTGTTCGAACCATATAAGCACCTGCCATACGACTAGTGCCGTTCTCAACGAATGTTGCATATTCAAATTGATTGACAATACGCTGATGACCTTCACCGGCTTGCTCAACCGCCCACTGGTCTTGCAAGTGGGCTTTGTCTTTGTTGGAGCGAGGGGTACGACGCTCGACACGAATCTTGAATTCGGCTGTTACATCTTGTACCACTTTGCCGAAGTCAGGAAGTTTTATGTCGAGCTTAGCCATGATTACACTACAGCTGAACGAGAGATTTGCAGGGTTGTACCAGTGGTAGCATCCTTCAAACCTTTGAACGCCATCGTAACGAACAGCATACCAGCGTTAGGTACAGGCAGTGATGCGGTGTTGAACTTCGCCTTAGGGATGGTGTGTGTCAGCGTGTTGGTACCGTCGGACAGAACGATGACGATTGCAGCAGTCGTTTCATTCAAGAAACGGTTGTACTGAATCAGGTCTTCGAAGTAGAACGTGCAAGAACCAGTAACGGTGCTCTCAGCCCATACGACGTCGAATGCTGTCGAAGAACCAATACCACGTGCTGCTTCCATACCGTTTTCAACCGAGATTGTTGCAGCCGTGCAGACAACGTTCGAACCTGCAACGCTGATTGAGCCACCGATGTGGGACATACCTTGCTTAGCTTGTGGAGCTGTAACAGTAGCGTCAAGTGGTGCCTGCGCAGTCGTCATACCAGCACCCATCAGACCGAACGTCGCATTGACGATTGAGCCTGGGTTTACTTCAAGGCTGTACGAGTTAACGCGCACACCGGTAAAGCGACGGTATTGTCCAATGTCCAGGAAACCTTGTTCGATGGTGAATGAGCGTGGAATGACACCGACCTTGAGTACGTTGGTTGTCCAGGTACCACCGAGTGCAGCTTGGAGCCAGTCGTCGAATTGACCGTGTTGAAGAGTTGCAACAACTTCGCCACCAACCATGATGTTGCCATGGCGTTCGTCAGCTTCCATACGGTCGCTGGTGATGGTTGGGTCGTTGAAAGTTTCCTTGCTGAGGTCGAGAGTTATGGACTGTTTTGGCAGTTCCACAAGCTCCGGCAGCGCAGGAGTAGTATTGAATGTTACTTCTGGAACGTAGGCCAGACGAACACGTGAGCCAGATGCAAATGCCATGGTGTTTTCCTTTAAGAATTAATGCTAGTATTTAGTGAATAGTTCAGTCGAAGTAGGTCCAGCGAACGAAGATTGGAACAAAGAATCCATCCTCATCATGCCGTACAGCTTCAACCCAAGAGGCGGTCACCAACATTTGGGTGCCTCCAACAAGTACCGTGTTCTGGATTGGGAAGTTTTCCCGTACCATCTCCGCGAGTACCAGCGCGTCTGTTACATTGTTCGTAGTGCGTGTGAAGTACAAGGTGATTGCTGCCAGACCTCGCAATGTTTGGTCGGTGCTCAGACCTCGAATTTGGCTTTCGACAGGCAAGATTGCAAAGCGTGCCCAAGGGTAGTCTTGCAATCCTTCCGGTTGGAAGTTCTCGCCTTCCGGAACAACAGGCATGTCGCCTGCCACACCGCGGAAAGTTGTGAGTAGATGTTGGCGTACGATTGCAAGGCTCATGTGGACAGCTCCAATTTGTAAGCGAATACGTTTGTCTTACCTTCGCCGACTGCAATTGCTCGCACCTGCTTGATGACGTACGTATTTGGCTTGAAGGTAACTGCGTCACCTGGCTTTGGAACCTGCGTAATCTTGCCAGAAAGGTAGCAAATCTTGTTGACTTTCGTCACAAAGCTGTTGCTTGCCTGAGGTGTAGATGCAGTTTGACCAGACAGGAGAACGCCGATGGTGGTTGCAGATGTGCCATCAACCTTTTCCAGCTTGCAAGAGGTACCGAATGAGCGAATCATGTCGTCAATTGCTGAGCGAGTTCCTGAGAAGTCCATTAGTAACCTCGTGTCATTGTCAGCTTACGACGGATGGTACCATCACCAGAGGTGTCGACCAAGTATGCAAACAACATTTTGTCAATTGTTTCGTAAGGATTGAGACCGTAGCCGTACACGTCAGCGTACTCCAGGGACGTTTCAATACCTTCCAGTTTGATGACCGTTTTCTTCACTCGAGGTGCAACTTCAGGAAGTACACCACCGTTGGCATAGAGTAATGCAGCCAGTTCGGTTTGAGCTTCGCCAATTTGTGTTGGGATTCCTGTTACATTGTAACGAGGGAATGCAAGCAGTTGGGTCGTGCTGATGGTCTCGCCAATGTAGCGTGGGCCATAGATGCGGTCAAGGTAGATTGCAGCACGACGAAGCAGAGTTTCTAGTTCTGTCACATCGACTGGTAGTTCCAACCCCATCTTGGCAGCATAAGCTTGAGCGCCGGCGATGGTGATGTATGTTTCGGTAGTAAGTAGTGCCATTTGTGTGTCTCCTAATGCTAAAAAGGGGTGCAAGGCTTAATTGCATTGCACCCCTAAATCGTTTTCACCCCTCGTTTGAGGGGCTAGCAGTTAGGCTTAGACCGTTACTGACTTGAGGATTGCTACTGCCAGTGGCGAGCGAACAATCATTGCGCCGTCCATGATGACGCGAACACGGGTTGCGTCCTTCATTTCCAGAGCTGGGAACTCGGTCAGGTTGAACAAGTCACCGTTAGCCGATGTCAGAGCAACAACACCACCGTCAACGCCGTCACCGAAGGTGAGAACGTAGATGTCCGACTGGTTACCAGCGGTTACGCCGTCTTGGTCGTTCGCGATGTAGTCGTTACGGATGAATGGAACACCATCGTACGAGCTGAAGAACTTACCGTTCAGTTCCGTCGAGTCAGTACCACCAGCAGCGCGCATTGCAGCTTTGAACTTCGCTTCTGCCTTAGCATTGCCCATCAGGACTTTCTGACCACCGATGTTGACCTTCGAGATTGCTTCGTCAACCAGGTCGAGCGAGAATGCAGCGTCGTTTGCGTCAACAACTTGACCTGCGAATGCAGCCTGCGAGAACATAGCCTTGAGGCCGTCCCAACCGTTTGCAGCAACAGTGCCGTTAACCATACGGTCCAGGAACTTCATACCGACAGCCTTAGCAGCCGATGCGATGTGCATGCCCTTGATGTCGTTACCACCGTTTGCACCAACAGCTTGACGCAGGATGGCGTTAGGAATGTCCGATTGGCCAGACAGGCTGGTCAGGGAGACAGTCACTGGAGTTACCGTCAGCTGAGTCGAGTCAGTGATGGTACCGTCAGCAGCTACGACTTCGCCGGAAACGTTGGTCAGTTCGCGGTTGAAGGTGTAAGCGTTACCAGCAACGCGGACGAATGGAATGTTACCGATTGCAGGTGCAACGGTATTGATTGTGGTTGCAACGCCAGCCTGGAGGTCGTTAAGACCCAGTTTCTGAGCTTCTGCGAGGGTAAATGTTGCCATGAGTTATTTCTCCTGAGGGTTTTAGTTCAATCGACGAGCAGCGCCAGTCGAGTTCATTTGGTTAAGTCCTGAAGCAATCAGTTCAGACGCAGATTTTGGTGCGCTGTTCTGTGTTGTCGCAGTTCCCGGTTTCGAAGGACGAGCTGCGCTTGTACCTTGCGATTGGGCGAAAAGATGTGGTGCGGCTTGTGCTTGTTCTGCCATCCAGCTGTCAACTGTGTAAGCCTTTCCTTCAACATCCAGTTTCTCCTGGCGGAATTTAAGACCTTCGTCAGTGACTTCGAAGTCAGACTCAGCACGACGCAATACATCGTCAAACGCCGTAGGAACCACTCCGTGTTTCGTTCCGGCTTTCTGGACTGCTTCACCCAGCATAAGCTTCGACAGCTTCTGTTGTTTGGTAGACAGTCCGGTTTCAAGCTCCTTGACACGTTCGTGTGCAGCCTTGACAGCGTTCTCGCTAAGCAAGGTGGCACGTTCAGTTGCCAGGGTTTCAATTCGTGCGTTAATGCCATCAGGTGTTACATTACCTGTGCCAAAAACCTTTTCGAACGACGAGAGCGATTCGTTGGTCTTCAACAGACCGATGTTAGCTTCTCGGAATTCTTTGTTCTTTGCTTTCAGAGCCACAACTTCAGACTCTGGTACAACTCCTTCAACTTGGAGGCGGAATGTGCCGTCGCCGTTGTCAGTGTAGTAAGTTTCTAGTCCCGCCGGGACGTTTGTTTCAAGGTACTTCAACATAATTTATTTCCTCCGGAAATGTTAATGGTATTTAGCGAATTTCTTAGATGTTATACAGGTTTTGTAACAGGTTGTTGAACTACCTCATTGTCGTACAGTTCAGCGGTCAATTGTTCCAGCGAAATTGCGTTTGCGGTAAACAATTCCAGCAGAGATTTGACGCGTGCTGGCTCCATTGCACCACCTGAGAAGTCTTTGTTCAGCTCAATCTTGACTTGTTGGCCACCATCGATTTGGCCGCAGAGTTCCAGAGCGTTGTTGAGGGCTGACTCGACTGCGTTGGTAATGGTCTCCAGCACTGCGCCTTCAGCACCAGCACGAACCTGGAGCGCTTCAACAGACTCGACGCCCTTCTTGGTGGTCAGCAAACGTGAGCCAGAGATGAACATACGTTCTTCAATTTTCTCCAGTTGAACCTGGATTGCGGCTGCAGCACCAGCATCGATTTGTACCCATTGACCTGTGCTACCTTCTTTCAGGTGCAGAGGTTCGGTAGTCGAGCCAATCTTGAACGAAGCTCGACGAGTTACGATGTTTCGGCCAGATTCTGTAGCGAAACCAGCAACTGTGTAGTCCGTCATGTCTTCTTCGTGCTCAGCCAGGTCACCAACAACTACGAAGGTTGGCAGAGCCATGAAGTGCATGAAGTGACCCTGGTCCAATGCTTGCTTGAAGTGTTGGATGTTCAGTGTAGCCTGTACGAACAGTGGTGGGTTGTACTGGTCCCAGCTATTGTCGTATGGTGTAACCGGGAAGATTGGAATGTAGGACAATGGCTTACCTTTGACCAACATCTGTTCCTGGTCTTCGCTGCGCCACTTGCCATCAACCTGTGTCCAGAGGCGCACAAGGTACTGGTCATCTTCCAGGTACATTTCGCGGTACTTGGTTTCTTCTACCAGTTTGTACGGATTCTTTGCATCCCTTACCAACATCGTCTCACGAACCATCACAAAGTCTTCCGACCAGTTGATGATGTCATCAGCGTCATAGTTGACCAGGCGTGACTTGCCGTCTGTACCTACATCGACGAGGATTGCGCTGCGGCCACCCAGAAGCAGGTCGCGGTATTGGTATTGCAGGAACAGGTCAGCCGAACCATATTCAGTTGCTGGGAATTGTCCAGTCAGCGTGAAAGGTTTGCGTGTCATTGCGCCGATGATTGCTGCTGTGGTACGTTCAACTACGCCGAAGTAGGCCGCACGTTGCAGGTACTGTTCGTGGTCAGAGCGTGAAGCACCTTGCAGTGCAGGTACGTAGTCCTTGACATTGCCTGTGAAAGCGTCAAGAGAGACATGGTAACGACGTGCAATGTCAGCGTAGCCAGGGTGTTCGGTCGAAGGGTCGAGTGTGTCGTTAATCATTTTGTTATTCTTTCTTAAAATCCGCGCATTTCGATTCGCTTGGATGGGTTAGTGGGATTGTAAGGAAATTCCCTATAGTAGAAGTAACCAATACCGTCCAATGGACCGGAGATGTCTGTACCTGCATCCTCAATCCACGTCTTCTTGTCTGGCGCACCTTTGACATAGCCTTGGCGCATGAGACAACGGTTTAAAATCTTGCATTTCTTTGTGTTGACGAGCAATTTCCGCTTCATAACACCTGGTTGGTACTCAGCCTTGGTACCGAAACCAATGTTCAAGCTGGTAACACGCCATTCAATTTCTGGTGCGGCCTTCATAATTTTGTAGCGCAGACCAGATTTCTGGATGTACGGGAATACTTGTGTACATGCTGGGTCACATGTAAGTACAACTTGTTTCGCCCATGGTTGTTTTTTTGCCTTCTCGATGACTGCTTCGGTGCTCGCCATCTTCGGCCATTCGTCTACCACAAAGGTAAATTGACCGCGGCGAACTGACATGTGAGCATTGCAACCACCATCGTTAATGTCCCATGAGACATGAATGTCTTCAATTGCGTGTACATCAGCCAACGTCATGTCAGTGTGGTTCTCTTCAGGGTCATAGCTGTCGTAGACCAAACCATCTGCACTGTACATGAACTCGCCATGAACCCATCCGCCTTGTTTACTTTCTGGTATGTTTGCCAGCTGTAATGCCTTGTACTCGTCGGAGAGTGCACCGTTCTGCATCATGCTCCATTTGTACAACTTACGGTCAGGGCCAGCCTTCTCGATGAAGAATTCCGCCATGTAACCGTTCAGTTCAGGTGCACCACAGACTACCAGCTGGGCAACGTGACCTGGTGCTGGCTTGGAGAGTCGAATCAATGCTTCTTCGAGGAAAGCTTCAGCGTCTGTGAATCGTGCCTTGTCAATCTCGTCCACGAAGATGCCAGCAAGGGACAGTCCGTTCATGCGTGAATAGTTTTCAACTGTTACGTCAAAGATGATGGTCGAAACCTTGTCACCCCAATGGATTTTGATTTCACTTGGAGACTTTGAAGTAAGGCCTTCTACCTTCAACCCCATCCGTGTACATTCAGCGTGGAACAATGGGAAAAGGTTACGACGAGACATGCCGTACGTTGGGCTGGCAACCAGGAAAGTGTAACCTGCATGAATGCTACTAGCCAGCAACACCTTCTGCACGATGCAGATGTGTGACTTACCAGAGCGCTTGCCTGCTGCGATGCCGATGATGGGCGTGTCGAAGTCAAGCAGTGCTTCAGCTTGGTACAATTGTGGTGTCAGCTCAAGGTTCATGTTCAGCCCATAAAGTAATCTGTTGTTTCATAGGTAAGTTCTGTAAACCCCACACCACTCACATGTGTAACACTAACCAGTGCATGGCCCTTGCCACTACCCTTAATTCGGACGTGTGCAATCTTTTCAAGATGTTCAGCAGGTACACCAACAGCAATCAGCATGTTGGTAAGGTATGACATAGCACCTGGTGCTGGGCGGGAGTTGATTTTCATTCGTCGTCACCTTCAATTTCTTCGCGCTCACTGTCAGTCAGCGTCTGTTTATGGTCAAACTTAGGTGGGTTGACCTTCCATTCCGGCTTACCATCAAACTCTTCGACATCGTTATGACCGTCTTCGGTAAGTTCTGTCCAGTTTTTCAGTGCAAAGATGAGCAAAGCTGCATTGGTTTTGTCTTCGCGGTACGCCTGCTTCAACAGGTTGTACTTCAGGCGAGGGCCAATAAAGCTTTTACCTGCCTTCATCTCATAGCCAACGTGTGCATACAGGGTAGGTTCCGACACACCGAAAATATTTGCCAAGTCTCGCACAGATGCACCACGTGAGCACATCTTGAAGATGCCACGACGGTGCAGACGAATGGTGCCGAACTTAGTATGCTCAAGGTCAACCATCTCGTCAGGTATGCTTTCAAGGACAACATCAAATACGGTGTCGTCATGGAGGTCTATGTCATCAGATTTCATTGGAAATCCTCCCAGGTGTGAAAAGTGTTAATCAACTAGCCTCTATTGCGGCCATGACTGCTTCCTTAGTCATGTTACCGTACTCAGCATAGGTTGTTTGAGTCGACATGCCATGCAACACATACAGTTGAACGACTTCAATCAAGTGTAGTGCGCGACGTTTGCCTGGGCCTTCCATAGAGCTAACGTGAACTAAAGCTTCATCCAATAGGCCAGCCAAGTTTTGTGGTGTTTTGCGGGCGCCATTGTCGATGGAGAATTTAACTGCTTTATTCATTTTGTCATTCCTTTTGGTAGTTTACCTTTAGTTGTTGGCTTCTTAGCGCGAGGTGTGGTAAAAGTCTTCAAGAATTTGGTGTATGGCGAACCCCAGCAGCGGGTTTTGCCACCGAGCGTCGTGTTGAGACAGTATGGGTCAGCCAGCATGTTGAGGGTAACCAGCATAGCTTCAGTTGCGTATGCATCGCCTTCGTGTTGGTGTGTGGAGAGAATTTCAGTGTGCCAGGTGTGTGCTTCAAAGCCAGGTACGTGCAGTGCACATTTAAAACGTGGGCCGGAGCCTTGGTAACCTTTTTGGATGCGACGAAGCGAGGACTTGCCTACGTAGTAGTGTCCTGTCGGATGTGAAGTTCGGTATGTTACGAATACGTCACTTTCGCCAGCCTGGCTTAAGTTTTTTACTGTCATTTAGTGCTCTCCGAGTACTAAGGGTATTGCGGAAACCGAACGCCGTTCAGTTTGATTTTCTATTTAGCGGATTCCGCCAGTTGTTTCTTTTTCGTATGTTGATTTCCACCACGCTTGCCAAGTTTGTTCTGATTGCCCATCATACCCAAGCCAATGTTGGCTTTGTGTGTAATGGAAAGTTCAGTTGCGCGTCGCATTGGGTGACGAGCAGACATGTCAGCAGCTGCCTTTGAGCGCCGGTCATTTGCACCAACCCAGCTGTCTTTGACTCCTTGAATCCGGCTTGCTTCAATTTCAGGTGAGGTAGGTCCCATCCAGCCAGGATTGTGGTAAATTTCAACGTTAGCAGAATAGTCTTGGCTGTCGTCAAGTGTCAATGAGTATGGGAAGGAGTCGATTAGAATGTTCATAGGATTATTTATAGATTATACGGGAATGAATCTGGCTTTGGTTGTATTGACAGTGAAGGTACCATACTCATTGGTTTCTTGACGTGTGCGAATGCGAGGAGGTGCTTTTGGTCGTCCTTTAGTCAGGCGAAGGACAGCAACCTTGACAGGTTTGGTTGGACGGGGTTTTGGTTCAGGTCGTTTTTTGGGAAAGTTTAGACTGATTTCCTTGCGATGGAAGTAGATGAGGCTTTGTGCTTCGTTGTAGGCAATGTCAGTGGCGATGATTTCAGCGTGCATACCAATAAGCAAACTGTCCATTGCTGCCTTCTTGGCTTTTGCAGGGTCATTAAAACGACTAATCTTAGTTGCTTTCTTGTCTCGGTTGTAATAGACAACGAGAGTATGCAGTTGGGTATGTACAGCTAGCAATTACTTACCCTCGCTTTCGGAGGTAATGAGTTCTTCGATTGCCTTCAATTGCAGCGACATGGCATTGCCCCATCCACGAAGGAGGGTAATGTAGACTGCTACATCCCTCTGAGAGGCTGTTTCTGGAGATGGAGCTACTGGTCGGGGCGGTTGAATTACCATCGCTTTGGTGATGATTTGTTCATTTTTCACAGCGATTGTGCTGCATCCTGAGGCCATAATTGCTGACACTGACAGGGTGGCTGCAAAAAGCATCTTTTTTGATGAAGTTTTCATATTTCCTGATTCTCCATGAATTCGAGGATTGTTTCTTGTAGGAGCCAGCCGGTAATGTAGCCGATGTAGTAGGCTTCGAATTCATGGCTGGGGTCGGGTTCGCATGCTTGTATGCACAGGTTCTGGAAGACGTGAGTTGCTTCGTGTGCAATGTAACCGACAAATGTGTGCAACTCGCCGGTTGGGTTGATGCAAACAATGCTGCTCGATTCGCGATTGCGAACACAAGCTGCACCACCTGCAAGCCAATTTTCCGAGCTGCTTTCCAGGTCAGCTTTAATGTCATCCCATTCCGCCTCTGACGAGATGAGGATGACGGTATGCTGGAATGGTAACAGTGACAGAACTCGGTAGGAGGTAGAGGTGAGTTCCATTATTTTTTCGCCACTGGAATTTTGAAACCAGGCACCTGCATGTGAGGCATGTCCGGAAACGAGGTCCAGTTTCCGCCCCACTCTAACCCAACCTTCTTGCCAATGGCACCCAGCTTCTTGAAAGCATCCAGGTTGTTCCAGTCAGGTTTACCAAACACATTTAGGGGGCAAAAATCGAAAGCCACCCTGAAGTTGTGGGCAGATTGCCCACCTTTCGCCTTGGTTACTTTGTTGCCTGGTCGAGTGCGTCCTTGTGCATACAGGTAGTCCTGAAATTCACTGTCCCTGTAGGTACAGGTAATTAGAACCGGAATGTTTTGCACAGCAGCTTCGTTGAGGAAACGAATTGCGTACATTTTTGCAAGTGGCGAAAGTTCATCCACGTCTCTGCTATTCACCATATTGAGTCTCCTTAAGAGATTCACGCAATACATCAGACATACATTTCTCTTGTACGGTGACCGGCATCTTCACAATCTTAGTGATTGTTCGCGTGACTACCTCTTGTTGCTTGTTGAGAGCAATTTGCAAGTCGGCGTTTGCCTTGTCTGATTTTTCCTTCTGTTTCTTGTTGAATTCGATTTGAGCTGAAAGTTCCTGAATTTTACCTTTCGCTTCCTCGTATTTGAGGTAGAAATGGGCTGCCATGTAACCAACTCCGAGGAGCAGAACAATGGCAGCCAATTTGAAGTAAAACATTATGTTGCTGGTTATGTGTGTGAATATTGGTTTCATATGGGTCTTTGCTATTCGCCTTCCTTATTTGTTATGGGTATTTCTTCTGCTGGTACTGGTTCAGCTGCAGGTGGCACAGTTTGTTTGTAACGGAGGAATTTGCCGAACAGGTCGACACCAGCTGTGTACGTCAGGTACAAAAGGAAAATTTCGCTGGTTAATTTGCCAGAGGAGGCAGATGAGATGACTACCCAGGTGGAAACGAGTACGCCTGTCAGTTGACCAATTTTGGCAGCTGAAAGTCGACCTGTGTCAGGGGTGGTAATCAAGTCGAGCGGATTCGCTCGTTTGTCTTTGCGGATGTGGTAGATGAACCAGCTCGAAATTACGAAGAGGAGAAGGAGCAACGTGTAAGTTACAAGGGGTGTCATATGGGTCTTTCGTATTCGATGTGTGTATTTAGGGCAATTTGTACAGAACGAGGTAACTGGTGTTCGACTTGCACCTGAAAACAAAATTTCGCGAAGGGAAAGCGGGGTACGTGTGAGCGGGTGAAGACGAGCGGGCCTGGTCTCTGCTCGTCTTCACCCGAGAGCAACGTGCATCCGCTGTGAGCCGCTTGCGGCGAACTCAGCTGAGAAGGAGATTGGTCTCGTGTATTTCACGTGGAGAATAATTTTTCTGGTGAAAAGTGGAGGCAGGTTCATCGCCGACATCTTTTCACCCAGTCATCAACAGACACAACTTGATTAAAAAAAGTCGACTTTCTATTACTTAAGCTCAGTTTAATCAAGTTGACCCGGTTCGTGTATTTTGGTAGTGTCTTGCAACCACAAAAAATTTTCGGGTGAAATCGACGGTCTTGTTTTCTGTCGATTTCACAACTTGATTAAAAAAAGTCGACTTTCTATTACTTAAGCTCAGTTTAATCAAGTTGACCCGGTCTCTGTCAAATTCGCGTTGACCACAAAAAAGTTGTGGTCATTCTTGATTTTGCTATAAATAACTTAGACAAACCAAGAGGAGCTTAACATGCAACAAGAAATTATTCAGCAAGAAGAAAAACAACACGGTGGTGCCCGCAAAAATTCAGGTCGCAAGCCAATGTCCATCGAACTACGCTTGGCACGTGACGCTGAACGCCGCAAAAATATGCTTGACGAGCTGTTGTTTCCAGCGTTTGTACAAGCGTTCAACTGTGAACCAAACGAATATGGCGAACGGTACCTGGAAGTTGAAATCAGCAAGTGTCACATTGAAATTGCATACGGCAAAGAAGGTCTTTCAGAATGGATGTCTTTCTTCACTGTCAAGCAAATTGGTTACAAGATGGCAAACGGGAAGGGAACACCAACTTGTTGGTCTTTGAATCTTGCAAAATACGGATTCATACTAAAACTCATTCAACATCTTGGTCATGATGTAAAAAACTTGCCTGAAGTGTGGTTCCCGCCTCATGCAATGATGCAGCGTGTTGACGCTACGTTAGAAAAGAAAAAAGCTCGTAAGATGAAAAAAATGGGTGTTATTTGGGATGACACAGAAGCTCGTCTCGCCGCTGTCGAGGCTGCTGAAGCACGTCGTGCTCTCGCATAATGGCCAAAATTAGCTCTCGCCCAGACGAAATCGATTACAAACAACGTGCTGAGGAACTTGAAATCTCACTTGATGCCTACAAGGGTGCACTCGACCAGACGTTGTTTGAATTGGAAGAGGCTAAAATTCGTCAAGAGCTTGGTCTTCCTGTTGTCGATTGTGACTAGAAAAGTCGACTTTATTTAATCAAGTCTAAGTCCTTGATTTTAAAGGAACTTAAAAGTCGACTTGTAATTAATCAAAATTGAGGCCCATGCAGAAATTAATCAAGTTGTTTTCCCTTAAGAATCAAGGACTTAGGGGCACCACTGGAAATTAATCAAGTTCAACGCCGAAAACATCCCCAAAGTTCTCGTATAATATGGTAAAGTCTATATATAATATAACAACACAACGAAACGGAGCATGCCCATATGAATACTCAGCAAATGACAAACCTTGAACTCGCAGCATTGTACGCAGCACTTACCGCTGAAGCAATCCAGCGAGGTCTCATTACAGGTGGTTACCACCAAAACGCAAACAGCTTGACCCGCCACCTTGGTCGCCAAGTAATGGCAAAAGCTGAAGCAGAACTCAAAAACGCAATCTAAAAGGAAAACATCAATGACCATCATCAAATCTAACAAGTCAGCAAAGCCACTCAGCGAAGGCATCAAAGATTTTACCATCAACGCACTTCGCCAAGAGTTGCAAGACAAAACTGACCTCATCGAAATCTACAAGGTTGCACTGGCAGAAGAAGGACAGAACCACCTGAACACTAAAATTGGTGTTAAGGGTCATCTTGCTGACCTTGTTACAATAATTGACAACGGAGACGTCAAGCGCGCCCGCACAATTATGACACACATTATTGCCGCGCTTTAAGGAATAACATCATGAAACGTCTCGGAACAGTCTCCATCGAAACCTGGGTAGAAGTACCAACAAAGAAAGTCCAGGGTGAGCAACGCTATAAACATATTAAACACTGGGCACCAATAGCCCACGAATTGCTGCACCCAAATGTGTTACGCGCTCTCAATGACATGGTTGAGAAATCCGAAGACGGTTACATCATTTTGTCTGTTGCAACACAGCACGACTACCTCTCTCAGCCGAAATACACAAAGGTGTATGCTGTCATCCAAGAAGTAATCACCATCGCATCACAAAACTAAAAGAATTAGGGTCAGCAAAACATTCGTGTTGCTTGACAGCTGCTGACCCAAACTAAAAGGAGTAACACCATGACTGAATTCAACAACCAAGAAATTACATTACCTCCAGTAGATGGCCAGTTTTGCAGCAAAATTGTGTCGATTGAATTGTTCGACGCACCTACTGGTGGTAATCACATTGGTACGATTTACCCGCCAAAACATGCAGGCACCATCTTCGAGAATCCAATTACCCTCACCGAAGCTCTCGCTCACGCAAAAGGAGTCAAAATGACCGAATACAACACAATGCCACCAATCTACTACTGCAAGAATGTTCCACAACTGTTTACTCGCCTTGCAACTGACCAGAACTCGAACAAACAAATTATGACCCATACCGAAATAATCGACCCAGCACTCATAGCGTTTGCCCAAATGGTCCTTCGCGCAGCACCAACCATTAAGGAATAAATCATGAACGAAGACCAACCAACACCAGTTGAAGTAACCGAGGAAGAAGAACAAGCTTGGCAGGTCATGACCGACCGCCTGGATGAAATCAAAGCTCAATTAATTTCTACCCTACAACTCGACTGAAGCAACTAAATAGAAGGAGTGAGCCTAATACCTCATTCCAATGAATATTCAAGGAGAACTACTAATGACAAAATCAACCTCGCCTGACAAGGCAACCCAAGCAACAAACGCGTACTCCGGCCCAGTTCCGGCTTCTGACACTTCAGTTGACAACAGCGTTTTCTCTGCGGACGGTATTGAAATCGTTAAGACAGACGCACCAACCGTAGACCAAACAACAGAAAGCACCGTGAATGCTGACCCAAAAACAAACAAGGGTATTCTGGGTGAAAGCACAGAAGCTCTCGGCGCTGACACAGCAAGCTTGCTCGAAACAACTGACACTGGCAAGAAGCGTTATGCTTCGTTGTCGGAACCAGTTGAACCAATGGCACAGCCTGACAACTCGCCTGAAGGTTTGGACCACAACAAGCGACTTACGAACGCTCGTGCTTTTGTGCGCGGTCAAGGTTTTGCTGACCATCTGTATTCTGATGCTAGTGTTATGAGCGAGCATGACCGCTACATGGCTTGGTCACCTGCAAACTACGGCAAGAACTTCGACATGAACCTTGAAGTTGTTCAGACATACTTCAACACCCCTAAAGGTGGTGTACCAGAAGCTGTCAAGAAGGCTGAATACGCAACGACTGACGGTGCACAGGTTCCGCATTACAAGGACCAAGAACGTGCTGACACATCCACTCCTGCTGTTCCTGAATTGCCTAACAAGGCTTAATCATGACTGACAAGGACAAAATCGTACGTGACGGGCAACTTCCGTCCGAGACGAAATACCCTACTCAACCTGCCAAGCCGGATGTTGACCCAGTAATTCCTGCGCCTCGTCTACCAGCAGGTGCACCTGAAGAAGTACCTGGTATTCATAATGACCGGATTCCGCTTCCGCCAGATGAGTACGTGCAGACACCAAATCCTGCACCAGGTAAACCACTGTAAATAGTACACCCCTCCTAAGGGTTAGTTTAAAGCACAGGCTCGATTAAGTTCGACCTGTGCTTTCTTTTTGCGCGTTCAATAAATATGGTATTATGGGATTTCTATATAAATAGATGCAGACTCAGAAACATATACAAAGGGAAATACAATGGACATCGTAGAAATTTGGACTTACATCAAGGTTGGCGGCATCAGCATCATCTGTGCTTTGTACTACGTCGACAAAATCAAGGCAAAATTCACAAAGAAAGAAGGAGTAGCATAATGGGCAAGTCGGTACGAAACAAGCAACACACAGCCTGGTCTCATCCAGGTAAGACAATGTTCTCATCAGAGGACCAACAAGAAGTCAGCGCATGTCTGAAGAAGACAGGAGCATGGGGTCATGAGAAAGAAGCAATGGCCGCTGCTAACAAACTTGAAAGCCCACGCGGTAACCCTGACGGGCAATGGCGCACATACAAATGCCCACACTGCAAAAAATGGCACCTCACAACAAAAGGATTAAAATAATGATTTACACAGTATTCACACTCTCGAACCCAGACGACATCAACGACATTCGCTATGTTGGGTTCACAACTCAAACAATTCCGAAACGTCTGTCAGACATCATGTCCATTTCACGCGGTCATGAATATGCAAACGGTTACAATTCGCTGCTTTCTCAGTGGCTCAGGACACTGAAAAACGTACCAATTGCAACAGTCATCACTGACACATATGACCGAGAACTGGCAATCAAAACACGGGTCGTAACCTTCGAGCACCTCCTTCCTTCTGGTCGACTTCTGAATAGTGTTCACGGTAAATTCAAAGGTAAACATCTTCGGAGGACAGTCAATGGCCAACCACCAGGTCGTGTTGTTGACCCAGCTACTCGCAGCGCAAAGCACATGCTGAACCTGAAGCAACTCGAACGTGGCGAAGCTCCACGTATTTCTTGGTCGAAACTTGTATGAGCCAAACTCTACGAAACGTAAAATACGGCGACATGTGTTATTCGCTTATATTCATTACGGTTACGCATCACGCTACTCCTGCCTTCTGCTTCCTTAATAAACCATTGGAACGAATTGAGTTCAAAATGGAGCGTTGGAAGGAGTTCAAAGACCATCTAGAACCTGGCACAACCCACGCTTTCCTAGTACACGCTTACAGCACAAACACTTCTTCCGGTATGGGCTTTAAACCAGCCCAGCACCTCTGCAGCTTCCTCAATCAACGGGAAGCTCGCGCCTTTAATTCTGCCTTTTTATTAACCTACAACAAACTGCTCGAAGAATGTGACCCGGAAAAAATAACCGATTTTTCCTCGGAATTTGCTGAGGAATTAGTCAACATGCACGAGACTCGTGAACATTGGATGCGAGATTGTGAACGCGCTGCCGATGCTATGTTTAACAGCGTGGTTATGGAAGCATTCGGTCTAGAGTACCCTGACGAACATATTATGCGACGTCCATGGGAGAGCGACATTCCAATTGACAACTGGGAATTTGGTCAAACTCTTTTTGACGTTGAGTGCGAAGATGACTAAAAAGTTGGTGTGTTTTCTCCCATTCTATATAAATAAGAATGAAGCAAAGAGAACAACACACCAACTAAGGAGTCACACATGGAACAAACTAAGGTACTAAAAGACATGGGCAACATCTCACTGAGTTTCGTCTGGATGTCGAACGACAGAACTCGGTTCAAGTATGCACGTAAGATGAATGACGAATCACAGATTTCAAAGCCGAAATGGAAGAAGTTCAAGAAGCAAATGCAGGGTAATTGTTTCGCGGTGCTCACCCGCAACAAGTGGGTACCAGGATGCAAGACGAATACTGACTACGAAATCCTCGGAATTCTTGCTTCCCACTACGACGTTGAAGAAATGCAGTATGCGAATGAACAATATTGGGAAACGCTAAAGACAATTGACACTAATTGGGACAAGCTTCAGTTTACCTATGCGTTCGCAAAGAACCTGCAGAACTGGTTTGACAAGAACGAAAGCCAAGATGCTTTCAATAATGACACCCTTCAAATCCTCGAGTTGTTTGCTGAGGGTAATGAGAAGGATGCTAAAACTTACATGAAGGGTATTCTGTGAATCTCATCAGCCAATTACGAACTGCAAGAATTCTGCTCATTGAAATGGGCGGACAAGAAGAGAAACTGAAGAAGTTAGACAAGCTCATCCTGGAGACAATTAACCGTCTGATGGATGTAGCAAACGAATTATAATGTTCCACTAAGAGAACAACATTAACCCTTAAAGGAGTAACACCATGACCCTGCAACACAAATACTGGATGACAACCGCCCTGATGATGATTACAATCTGCTCGTGGTTTATTAACGAGAGCTACGCATCATTTTCACTGGTTGCCTACATGTTCTTGTCAGCGGTAATAATTTTTGTAGTACCAACACAAGAGAATAAAAATACTGAAGCAGAGCACTCGAAGACAAAGTAAAAGGAGTGAAAACTCCGAGCTTGCGACAGAGTCGCGTCGTGCTTCAGAAATAAACTTATTGGCCGAGGAACGTCTTCACAGTACCACCGAAAACTGTCCAAAGTCCTGAGATGACGAATGTAATACCACCGGCCCAGGCAAGGAGACGAGCTTTCTCTCCGCGCCAGCTGGAATCTACACCATCAATCTTTACATGCAATACCTGGTGGCCCTTGTCCACCTCGTTCTTGTGATGGGCAAGCCCAACTTCTAGGGCTCCCACCCGAGTAACAACGCTGTCTACACGACCAGCAATTGCCTCCTGTGTTCGGCATTGAACTTCAACAGTCTGCTTCAACAGCATCAATCCTTGATTTACCTCGGCAAAAAGACTTGCGTTGTTTGCTTTCATCGTTGAGTTCTCTTCTATGAGACGCTCAATGCTTTGCTCGTTGCGCTTGGCAATCGTTTCTACAACTGCTACGCGTTCGCTAGTTTCAGCCATTTTGTCATCCCCTGAGTGCTGATTAATGATGACAGGTTGAATAATCGTAGAGCTGTCATAAGCTCTACGTCCCGGCCCATCATTGTCAGTACCTCTGTTATTGTGGTTAGTATTAGGCATATTAAACTCCTATGCTCGTCTGTTAAGGTTTATTTAGTGGCTTTCATGCCGCAACAGGTATTTCGAAGGCCTGTACAGATGCAGTAGCCACTTCAAACGACACAGTTTCTGGCAAATCGAACGTCAACGTGACTGTTTCGCCAACAGGAATGTCGAAGTTCTGCAATGGTCCTTGACGAGCCACTGTCCAAGTAGAAGTCTTCATTACCTGGTCAAAGGTGCGCCCATCATCAACCCACTCGTACCAGGTTGCGGTGAGCGAGAATGACCCAACATCTACTGTGGTGATGGTTACTGTTACTGTGCCAGAAATTGTTTCAAACTGTTCTAAATCACCAACAAGACCTCGAACACGTTCCAACAAAGCAGGTGAGAATGTTTCTGTTTCTAGAATTGCACCAGCCATGTTGCGCAGACGTTGCATCGCACCAACCAATACTTCTGTCTGAGAAAGAACACCTGTCAGCTCACCAGCAAGACCACTCGTTTTAATGAGTAGACCCAAAAGTGTTTCGTTCTGGTTAAGCGAACCAATTACATTACGAAGACGGGACATTGAAACATTTGAAATTGTAGATGTTTCATTCATCGTCGATGAAATTTCGCGCAGGCGTGCAGTGTAACCGTTCAACCCACTATTTTCGACAAACAACCCAGCCAAACCTCGGTTACGTGTAAAGTCACCCGCCAAGAAAGATGCCTCGATTAAAGCACCAGCCAACAACTTGATTTTGACAAGCGCAGCATCATTCAGCGTTTCAATTTCAACAAGCTCGCCAGCAAGTGTGCGAAGTCGTGACAACGAACCAGCAGCGTTTGTTACTTCGTTCAGCTCAGCAGTAAGCACACGAAGACGGTTAAACTCAGCAACAAGAGTTTCAACTTCTGTAAGGGAACCTTGAACGTTCTTGCCTCGTACAATCGAAGCAGAAAGTGTCTCGACTTCAGACAACAATGCCACCAACTGACGATTGCGAACAGTCGATGCAGTGAATGCTTCATTTTCTACCAGCGTTCCATTTACATCTCTGACACGGCTATTCACACCAGCAAGAGTTTCAACTTCTGACAATAAGCCAGTAACAGCCCGTCCACGGTTTGTATTGCCAGACAAAATTTGAACTTCAGCTAGCAGTGCAATCAATCCACGGCCACGTACTACAGAACCTGAAATTGTTTCACTTTGGAGCAACGCTCCAGCAAGTACCTTCAGTTTGTCGATTGCACCAAGCAGTGTTTCGATTTCAGAAAGAGTTCCTGCAATTGTACGAGCACGACTCACTGCAGCTGCCAGTGTCTCAACTTCAGCCAACGAAGCAGCAATTGCACGAGTGCGCGACATCACAGCTGCCAAGGTTTCTGCTTCTGTCAGGTTACCAGCAACTGTTTTCGCACGATTCAAAGCACCTGAAATAGTTTCCAACTCTGCCAATGAACCAGCAACGCTTCGCGACCGACGTAGATTGGCAGCTAAGGCCTCGGCTTCTGCAAGAGCACCTGTTAATGCTCGAGCACGAAGCACAGCACCTGCAAGGGTTTCGTTCTCAGTAAATGAACCAGCAATATTCTTTGCACGAGACAAAGCAGCCGAGAGGGTTTCTACCTCAGCGAGAGTTCCAGCAATAGGACGCGAACGACCGATTGTGGCAGTTAGGGTTTCAACCTCAGCGAGAGTGCCAATGATTGCGCGAAGGCGATTGTAGTTACCAACAATCGTTTCCGTCTGAGACAAGGAACCTGACATTGTGCGAACGCGCACAAGAGCTGCAGAGATTGTTTCGCTCTCAGACAAAGTTCCGAATAAAGGTCGGCCACGGCTGAGGTTACCAGCAAGAGTTGCAGCTTCAAGCAAAGCACCTGCAAGCTCCTTAATGGCACCTGCGGCTTCGCTTGTGCCGTTAAAGAATAGAAGTAGACTCATGGTGCACCATACCCTGTCATTTTCAACCCACCCGGTGTAGCAGTTCCCGGCAGCGCAATAGAACCAACTTCAAGCCCGATGATTGCGCTGGCAGCAAGTGTTCCGCTAAATGAAGGAGCCGTGTCAAAGATGCTGTTGTAACTACAAAGCAAACGATGGGTGACCCCAATGTTGGCTGTCGCTACGTAGAGTGTTTTAGGTGACATGGCGTTGGTGTTACGCGCACACACAAAAATTGCAGGGTCATCACCAGTTGGGGAACGAGCACCCATCGTAACGGTCGCAGCAGCCGCAGACAACTTCTGAACAATTGTATTTGCAGCTTTAGGTTGCTGAACTTCAATGACCGCATACGAAGCTGTTGTTGCACCAGCCCAAGAAATAGTCATTGTGGCAGTTGTTGTAGTCGTGCAAATACCACCGAATACTTCGACAATAATACCAGTACCGTTCGTCTGTGTCTTCTGGTAAGCCCAGTTGGTAGATGCGTTCTGACCAGCAGTTACACCACTGCACGTGGTACTTTCAGACAACATCAACAAATACAGTCGGCCAGCAGTGCAGGTAAACGACGCTGTAACGATGTTATTCGTTGTTGTCGCTACATCTGCACCTGAAACCATTAGAGTAACAGCGCCGATTGCCATATTATGAGTTCTTTACATAGTCGAGGTGTACTTGAACAGTAGATGCCACAGACAGAGCGACTGTCCATGCTACGTTTGCGGTAGTTGCTTTGCGTGGTGTTGGCAAGGAAACCACCACACCAGAACCAATACCTGCAGCCAATGGGTACAGGTACGTCTTGGTTCCATCCGACAGAGTAGCAACAGTTGCAGTCGCAGCACCGTTTGCGATGGTAATGTTGGTCAGGTCATGGAACACACCAACACCACCAGCTGCCAGAACGGTGGTCGCAGCAGTCGTAGTACAAGTTGTACCTTGGCTGTCGGACAGAGCGCGTGTCTGGTTGAGACGAACTGGTGCATCAACTGTTATGTTACCAGTGCCTTGACCAGCGCGAATTGTTACAACAGCAGTACCAGAGGTGTATGCTGAAGCACGAACGCGAATTGAGCTAAAACCACCTGATTTACCAAGCCACACACCTACAGCAGTTGCAGAGGTTACAGTTGTGGCAGTACCGTTAGGCGTCGAGAACAGCGAGACCCAGTTGGTGCCGTCAACAGTACCTTCAAACTGAAGAGTTGCAACGAAAGTTCCGGTGATTTGAATTGCAGTTCCAGAAGCACCATTTACAGCCAGAGTAGCGGTAGCGGCAGCTGCAGCAAGGGAGGCAGAAGCAGTTGCATCTGGTTGGCGAACGTTCATTGAACCAGCAGAACCTTGTTGGCGGTCCCAAGTCGTTCCGTTGTAAACCATCTGGTACGAGATTTGTTGTTCGCCGTCAAATTCGTTGGTGTAACCATCTGAAGGACGCTGAGCCGTTGGCTTCGTTGCGTGCTTGTGGAAGATTGTTTGCAGTTGAAGAGTGGTAGTTGCAGTCGCACCGTTGGTGTAAACCACACGGAAATACCTTGCAGACGCACCAACGCCAAACGTCTTGGCAGTTGTTGCACCGATTGTCCACGTGTCAGTTTGGAACCACGTTGTACCGTCAACAGATTGTTGCAAAGACAGGCCGTCAACTGCAGATGTATGACTCGAATATGCGAACACGCGAACTTCAGCATATTCCAAAATGTCTTCAGCAGGTCCAGTAAACACAGCGGCAGCGGCTAGATTGGTAACAGAGCTGTTAACAACGCTTGCAACTGAGCTCTCAGCCAGCGACACAGGATGGTTACCTTGGTTCGTTGAAGAGGACAACGTACCATAAGCGGTGTTGATGTTGAGCGTGGTGGAAAGAGTCGCGGCAGTATTTTGGAACGTCAAGTTGAAGAAGTTACCGTTTCCGACGAAGGACCTCGAGTATGGTACACCAGCAACAACAAAGAATGTCCAAGTAGAAGCCACACGGGTTCCACCTGAGTCGATGTATTGACGCATAATCAATGTGCCTGACTGGTCAGAGGTCAGGAGGATGGAGATGTCTTGTTGGTTGAAGATGGACTCGATTGTTCCTGTGAACGTAGCACCACCAAGAAGCTGCGCGGTAGTTGAGTTACCAGCACTTGAAACGAAGTTCGTTGCACCAATGGCAGTCATCAGACCGTTTTGTCCTGCACCGGCAGTCAGCGAGTTAATCAGCGCACCTGCACCATCCGCTGTAGCAGACAACGCAGCACCTGCAGCATTTACAATTGCGAGGTTTGTTGAACCAGCAGTGCCGTCCATCTGTTTAAAAACTTGAACTTGTCCAGCGCCGAATGCCGAGCCAATAACTTCGTCAGTAAGAACTGTTGCAACCAGTCCCGCGAAGTCTTTAATATTTACATTGTCAGCCATGTCTTATTCCTTGTTGTAGTCTACAGCAAAGCCGTGACCGTAGAAGCGCCCGTTTTCGAGCATCTCTTTTTTGTCGAATTCGGAGAGAGTCGTCATTGCGGTAATCTCTTCGATTAGTGTTGTGTACTCGGTTAGAGTCAGAACTGGAAGTTCTTGTCCTGCCTTGAGAGCATTCATCAGGCGTGTGTATTGAATCATATTAGGTCTCGGCTTTGGTTGTGGAAGCGGTGGCACTGGAATTGGTATGACAACTCGTTGCGGAGGAGGCGTGTAGTAGTTGCTGGAGGGCATACTTGCCAGACCAACATAACGGCGCGTGTTTCCAGACGCACCTCCACCTTTGCCAGATTGTCGGCGAAGACAAGACAAAGGGGGTACGAGTGGGCCGCGCGGAGGCGGAATCCGACATGGGTTGCTCATAATCAAGAAGGGCTAGCCGAAGCCAGCCCAGTCTAAATTAAGCCAGGGTACGAGTAACCGCGCCAGCAGCGAAGGAGAGAGTGTCTCCGTTCAGTGCATTCTTTGCGGTAGTCAGAGGTGCGTAACCGAGGATGTTTCCAACGGTAGCAGCATCGTAGAACACGAAGTGGGTCAAGTTGGCACCAGCAGCCCAGTCAGCGGTGGCTGTAGGGAAGGTAATTGCAGTAGCGTTCGACGTTGCACCAGTAGCAGCAGCGTTCCAGCTAGCACCAGTCGTAGCAACACGAGCGTATGCGCCACCGGTTGGCTCAGTCACGGTTGTAACTGGAGCACCTTGCGTTGGGGTAGTCGAAGACAGACCCACAAAAACTTGTGGCATGATGTACGCAGTCTTGCCATTTTCGTGGTCAAGAACTTTGTTTGCTTCGTAGTAGGAAATCGGCATTTTAGTGGGTCCTTAGTGAAGTAGTAATCGGTATTACACGCGAGTGATTTCGCGGTAAATGGTAAATGAACCTTTGACGCCTTTGTAAACCACACCACCCGTTGTAGGGTTTTGGATTTCAAGGTCATAAACAGCTTCGATTGCACCAGTAGAAAGTTCTTCTGTTGTAAAGCGAAGTACAGATGTGGCATCAGGTGTCAAAATAAGTTTGAAGGTGCCTTGTGCCTGGTTGACCCACACTAACCTGCCGTTTGCAACGGTACAGTTGATGAGGACTTCAGTTGAGGCATAAGTACGGCGTACCTGCATGTTCAAGGTATAACCATTCATATTCAGCGGTGCACCAGATTGTGTGCCAGCAAATGGGAGTTCAACAGAAGCTCCCTGTTCAATGGCAAAATTTCGTGTTGCTGCTGCTAAGTTTACGGTTGTGATTGGCATGTGTGCTCCTTGGTGTCTATTTAGCGAATATTGGATTACGCGGTCACACTTGCGGCGTCTGCAAAGCAAGATGAATCAATAACTGTCAAATCCAGTGTTGGGGTACCTATGACCTGCTGCTTTTTTACTTCAATCGTCCAACGGTATTGCGTACCAGGGCGAAGAAGACCAGGAGAACCAGCCATAAATGTGTCGTTTTCAGATGTTACGTTGTTTAATGGACCGTAGTCAGTGGCTCCATGGCGGTCGTAGATGAGTTGTGTTTGAACACCTGCCCAGACCTCTGCACCAGTGGTAACATTGAACAACCGTGAACGGACAAAGACTACAATGCGGTCGGTAAGCACGGACATGACATTTGTAATCGCGGTGGTTACGAAACCAGTACAAGTAATAATGTCAGTGTCTGCTGCAGTCCAAACAATACTTCCAACTGAGTACCATGTATTGTAAACCGCTACCGTTGGGATGACAGGTGTAGCAACAGCTGAACCTGCAGTCGGCGAAACAGTAAGAGTTGGCAGAGTGGTCACAACAGAAGCTGTGAACACACCGAACACACCGAAGCGGTTCATCGAGCGGACCCAGAAGTAACGTTGACCCACCAAACCAGTTGGTGTGAACGAGTTGGATGCAGTGTACGCTAGCTTTGTGGCTGTGCCGATGACATTGGTCGTATTTGACCACACCTCGAACATTGTTTCCGGGTCAATTGGCTCATCCCAGAACAAGTTAGCTGTATGGTTACCAGTCTGGATTGAGAGACCAGTAACTGCTGGAGCTGCAATTGGTGTTAGATTAAGAGAAGCCATTAGGTCACCGTGATTGTGTAAGTGGTGTTAAGGTACGGGAAGCATTCCACTGAAACAGTGTATGTGCCAGGAATAGTCGATGAGAACTCAAATGAACCATCATTCACAAAGACAACGCTGTGTCCTCGGCCTCCAAGCAATTGAACTGCACCGCTTGCAACAACTGTAACAACTGTTTCTACTGGAAGTGTTGTTCCAAGTGTGGCTGTTACTCCTGAAGCAATAGTTGTGGCTGACCAAGTAGCCACAACACTCAACGCAGGACGTGCTGTTACAACACCTGTAACGACATATTGTGTGTTCCTGTTTCCTGCAACAGCAAGGTAATCACGACCAGCTGTTACGCTGGCAGTGACCGTGTCAAGTAGAGCCTCCTCGAGCATTGAGATGTTTGTAACAATTTCACCTGTTGCGGTGATGAATACGATGTAATTAATCATTTTTATTTCATCTGCGTAATAGCAGTGACCGTGTTAGTGTGGTCGAAGCGAGCCGACGTGGTATAAGGTGGCGGTGTGGATGTCATAGTTTGGTGGAACGTAATGTCAAATCTAATACGGTACTGCATTCCTGGTGTTGCGTCATGTGTAATTTGGTAGAACTCATTTGCATCATTTCCAGAGGTGTATGTTGCATTTGTAGCTGCTGGGTTAACCACGGTTTTGTTACCACGTAGCCCTGGGCCGCTGAACCATGAAGCACCATCAAAGAACTCAACATAAGCAAATACTGTATGGATGCACATGGTTTGGAAGAAAATAACACGTGGCATCAACAATTGAATAAGCACAGTTTGCTTAAATGGTCCTGGCAGACCCGCTGGTGCTGGTGTAGCCCAAGGCGAACTGTATACTGAGTAGTTGTCCGTGGTGTTAAAACCAATGTTGTAATAGTTGCTGTACGGGTAGGTAACAACAGTTTTGATGTCATTAACCGCGCCATTTGTCAACTTCAGCGTGTCAATCTGTGCATTACCAATCTTCGCGTTTGTAATTGCGGCATTTGCAATTTTTGCAGCTGTAACAGTCAGATTAGCAAGTTTCGCGTCGGTAACAATCAAATCAGCAATCTGTGCTGTGCCAGTAATTACAGCTGCACCTGTCACCAACAATGGTGCAGAGATGGTGTTAGGGATGATTGTTGTTGATGCATCAATCAAACGGTTACCATCAGTCGAGAACAGCTGTGTTCCACCTTTATACAAAGCAACTATGCGCTTGTCAATACCTGTTGCAATGGCTAGGTCAGTCGTACTCTTGAAAGTCGTAGGTGTTACGTTTGCATCCCAGTAGATGTATAGCGACGCAGATGACCAAGCAGCCGAACCTGCAGTTACGTTCCAAGTTGTACCAACACCTGATGCACCAGCACGTTTCTGAACGGTGCCAGAAGTCCAACCAATTGAATTAGTTGTAGGGCTGTTAGGTGTCCAAGTGAAGCCTAGGAATTCGTAATCGGTGGACGTAATTGGCGCGGCAACAACCACAATGGCTTGTGCAGAGTAGTTAAGACCTGTGGTGTTGAACATGTCGTAGCAAGCCACGCGAACGTAGTAGGTGCCTGGCGTTGCTTTGAACGAGTAGCTAGTACCGTTACCTTTGTAAACACAAGTGCCTACACCAGCAGTATTACCGGATGGTGTGAACCCCGCGGTTTGTGACACATGTACTTCAATACCGATTACATCTTTGTCAGCAGTGTTTGGTACAACATCGACAAACACCATCTCGACACCAGCTTCGCAGTCGATGACTGGTGCAGACGGAGGTGGGTTGGAGAAGTTGATTTGAGCTTCTGCACCGATGACATTAAATGTGTTAACACCAACAACCTCAATTGTGGGGTTGTTCATAGCTGTGCCGCCGTTGTCAATCTGGTTCATTGCCAGACTGTAAACAAAGTTACGCACTCGTACCAGCTCTGTACGAAGAGGTGTAGTTCCAGCACCTTTGTAAACGATTACACGGTAGTGTTTGAACGCAGTGTAGGTTTCGAACTGCTTTCCGTTCTCGTCTAAACAATCCCAGACAACTTCCAGGTCTTCACCTGCGTACGTCGACCCACCACCCTTCATTGTCAGATTGGTTACGGTTGGTGGAACTTTGACCGTGAATAGTGTGCTGGTTGGAGCGCTTGAAACACCGAACTTACTTACTGTGGTTACACGAATCGTAATGTTGCCTGAAGGAGTTCCAAGACCATTGTCCTTCATATTGTCATCGAAACGGTAGGTGTAGCGAGCACCATCAGTTACGTTCACAGTGCGCATGACAGTGGTGCCAACAAGAACTTCAACTTTGTAGAACTTGAACAGGTCAAGTGTATGGTATGCTGAGCCATTAGACAGAGCGGTCCATTCAACACTGATGTCTTCAGTTGAAATTGCGGTTCCACCACCGACAAGTTGGAGATTAGTTGGTTGCGGGGGTGCAGCAGGTGTGAATGTCGCAGAACCAGATGGCCCAGCAAGACCAGCCTTGGTTACAACACTGACGCGAACAATGATGGAAGTCAACGGTGTTTCTGCCCCGTTGTCCTTGATGTTGTCAGCATAAGTGTAAACATAGTTGTTGTCGTACACTTGGTCAGTACGGCGAACAGTTGTTCCACTCAGAATCTCAACCTTGAAGTAACCAAAGTTCGGGTCATTCTTCCATGGTTGGCCACCAACAGTGTTTGCAGTCCATTCAACATCGAGGTCAAGAGTTGTGAACACAGTTCCACCAGTACCACGAACTTGAAGGTTCGTAATAGTCTGTGGTGCTTGGCTGCTGAAGGTTGAAGTTGTCTGTGTTGAGACGCGGTTCAATGTGTCACGTGCGTATACATTCACACGAATCGTTGTACGAGGACCACCATCAGCCAAGTTCTGTTCGTAAGTGTATGCGAAGCCGACATCATTCGTGTAGAACGTTTTGAACACGGCTCCACCTGGAGTCTGAAGTTCTACCTTGTAATCCTTGAGTGTTGCACCGGCAATCTCTGTTGGTGCCAACCACTGGACGCGCATAATACCGCCGTCCCAGATTGTACCACCGCCAGCAATTTGCAGCGCAGACACTGGGCCAAGCACAGAAACTGGTGAGCCAACACCAGTAAACTCGAACACATATGTTCCCGACAATGTAGGCGAAGCTACGTTTGCTGAGTTGACTGCATTGATGTAGAACTGGTAGCTGCCCGAGAAATCGCTGGTAATACGAGCAAATGGGTCCTTGACCGTCTCAATAGTAAACGGTTGTAGGTTACGACGCCACTGAACAGTGTAACGTTGAGCCGTGCCATCTGCTGGTGGGTTCCACGAAAGGTTCAGGAAGCGGAAAACTTGCCCGTCTTCGTTGATTGCGCTTTGTGGTTCAATGACCAAACCTGTTGGTACATTAACGCTGTTGAGACTAGGTGGCTGCCAGTACACATCATCCGGAAGAATGATGCCTTGTTCAATGCGAGCATACTTGTTAGGGTCGTGTTGAAGCGCAGTGACCGTGTATGTTAGGTCGCCGTTGTCTGTCATGCCTACCATACGGAACTGACGCGGAGACACAGAACCAGTAATGATGTAGACTGCGCCCTTTACAGATGTAATTGCTGCGTTGACAGTAATGTTGGCAGAAACACCGTTTGCAGATGTAATCGTGCGGGTTTCCATCGTGTTACCATCAGCTGCGTAGACGGTAATCGTCCAAGTACCTGTACCAGTCTTGTTGATGGACTTGTCAAGTGTCAGCGAGGTACCGGCAATGTTTGCCAGACGACCTTCCTGAGTTGTCTGCGAGTAGTCTGAGTCCATCAGGTAGAAGATTTCGTTCGGCTCAAATGCAGCATTCTCCAGCGAAACACCAAAGTTTACCATGCTGGTTTGACGAAGCGAGGTGTCGATTACCCATTTTGCAGCGCGGCGAGCTTGGCCTTCGGTGGTTGCACCGTATGCAGCCAGGTCGACGGAGCTGAGTCCATAGCGCGTCAAGTCAGCAGTCGCAGCTACTTCGCTGACAGTCTTCGGCAGGAAGTTGTCAAGTGGGTCGTTGTATGTGACATTGCACATCGTGTAGGTTTCATCAACAGACGATGACGAGTACGAGAACAAACCTTCTAGAGCATTCGAATTTGCAATGATGCGTGTCGGAGTGGCAGGGCGGTCTTGAGCCACGCGGACGAAACCAGCGTGCATGTACAGCTTCGCGTTCATCGTCGCAGCGATGGTGTTCAGAGTCTTCCATGCATTCTCACGAACCATCAACTGTGCGTTGAATGTGAAGCGTGGTTCAAATGTACCAGTACCTTTACCGTCGTTTACGAGTTCGTCACAGTACTTTGCAGCTTCGTAGAACGACCACTTGTCCAGCTGGCTTTCTTTGAAGCGCTCGCCCTGGCCGTAACGAGTGTGTGTCAGCAAGTCGTAGATGACCCATGCAGGGTTGTCTGACGAAACTAGAGTTGTCGACCAGGTTCCGTTCCATGCACCAGTGTACACACGAGTTGTCGCATTGTAGTTTGATGGAACTTTTACCTTGACACCAACCCAGTCAAATGCAACTGACGGGATTTTGCCGTTGGTGCTGTCTGCGCCTACAGTAATTGCAACAAGACTACGGTTGTTGTACGGCAGTTTAACGTCTTGAATTTCAGTGTAGCTGTCAAGAACTGTGTCGTCGATGATTTCGTTTGCGGTGGTGTCAGGTGTAGTACGCTGAACACGGAATTCCCATGGACCAGTAGAAGCAGGGCGAGCAATGTGGAATGCTGCGGTGAACGGGCCAGAACTCATTTCCGTTACGATTGGGCTGATGACAGTTTCCCAAGTGCCGTTTACAACACGGCGTTGGATGACGAAGTTTACAGTTGCGCCGTTAGCGTCGCCTGTTTTCTTGTCAATCTTCTGCAAACCTTGTGGGAATTCAATGGTGATGCGAACTGCGTCGATTGCACCAGAAGAAACAGTACGAGTTGCTGGTGTAGCTGCAGTAATTGGCAGACCGAGTAAAACTTCGCCTTCAACAGCTGAGAAGCCATTGATGATGGATTGGTCAGGCAGACCTACACGTTGTTCAACTGAAATGTTGTTGAAGTTGTATGTTCCATCAGAGTTCTTCAGTGGTGTACCATCGAAGTAAACCGATTGTGCAATGTCAGTTGAGTTAAACAGACCACCACTCTCACCTTCGCCTGGGCAGAAGAGAGCACGAATAACTTGCTTGGTACGAACCGAGTTAGGAGCCTGCACTGGTGTACGTTGTTTCTTACCACTACCACCGTTGTGGACACGGATGCCACTAGCAATGTAGGTAGAGAAGTCAGCAACTTCAAAGTTGTAGACGAAGTCGTACTCACCTGCTGGGGTAATTGCAACGATTTCAACTGCATCGCCATATTCTGTCCACAGCTTGTCACCAACTTGCAACTCATCAGCACGTGCAAAGCCAGGGTCAGTTTCAGCTGACTGGCGAGAAGGTGTCAGAATGTAGTGGTTACCGGTAACCAGCAACAACCCGTCATGGATTGCACCGTGTTCTGCAATACCGTGGTAGGTAATTTCCAGCAGAGGTGATGTGTAGCCAACCTCGCCAAATGTGTGCTTGAAAGTTTCAGTAATCGTCTTTGTGAATGTACGACCTGGCTGTTCGTCAGGCATACCAGCTTCGAGTGGTGCCAGTGTAAATGCAAACACCTCATCACCGGCTTTCAAGTCTTCAATGAGACGGTAGCCGATTGGTGTGTTGATTTTCGTTCCAGCTGGGAAGCAACCACCAGCTGCTACAATGTTTTCGTTTTTGATTTCCATTATACTTCCAGGACGAAGTCTTGACCGTTCTTGTATGTACCGCCGCGTGTAGTTGTGTTACCACGTGCAGTGTCTGTAACTGTCATATTTTCTGTTGAGATGCCTGCTGAGAGAACCAGCGAGGATGCGCGGCGTACACGTCCATAAACAATTGGTACAGGACCACCTTGTTCAGTAACATTTACTGTGCCGTTGAAGAGGAAGGACGGGTTTTGCCCAGACTGAGATTGCTGCCCGACAGATGGTTTAGGAGCCAACAGTTCGCTGACACCACCAAGTACCAGCATGGCACCCATCTTGACGAGGAATGGCATCTTGAAGAAAATACCTGCAACAATGAGCACCACACCAACCACAATACGAACTACAGCCGACAGAGCTTTGACCGCCGGTGCAAACCAGATTTCAATTGTGTTGCCGAGGCCGAATGCGAGTTCTTCTTCACCGATGCTGTCATCGAGAGTTTTGCACTCTTTTGGTTTCTTGTTGCGGGTGACGTGCCATTCGCCTTCGCGAACCATCTGCTTAAAAGATGGGCCGAACATGGCAATGAGACCTTGCATGACCATTTGGGTCGTGTCGGCATCAATTTGCACTGGTTTCTTGCTGAAGCGGGACAACTTGCCCACTAGGTGGATTGTTCTTAGCATAATGCTACTCCTTTTATTTCGTCGGGACCGGTCATTGCCAAATCCTCTTAACAGTGCTATTTAGGCAGTTTTGAAACTAGGATGAGAGGAATGTCGAATTCTTTTTACGATGTATTTAGCCCATACTTCATAAGGTTCAGTTTTAGGGAACCGCCCGTACAGTTGGTGCACAACCACATTGGGTTCAGCTACCACTGCCACGTGATTTACCACTTGACTTTGAATGCGGTAGAAGACTACGTCTCCTTTTTCTTGTGGCAAATGAGACACATCTTTGAAACCCCAACCTTCATACTGTTGTTCCATGTGGTCTTCACCTTCTTGGAACCAGTCGAAGTGTCTTGGGAACATTGGCAACTTCAAACCATATTCCTTGTACTGCCAGTCACACATGAAAGCAAGGCAGTCTTGTACAGAGTGAATAAATTCCCGGTTGAACAAGTCTGGTCGATGGTCATAGTCACCCCAGAAAATAGGAGGGGTTACATTCTCTCCCTCTGTTACCACAATCGCCCACTCAATGTCAGTGTTGATTTGTCCTTCAAGGTCACACTTGGACGGAATCCGAGGGTCATCTTCAGGTGCGGCATTTGGGTCGTATGGGTGCGAGTGAAGAATGCACTTGACATCTTTCTCAATCATCTCACGTGGATGAAACTCGAAGCCAGTAAGCGGTGTCTCAGAAACGTTTGCAATTGGGTGGAAGATGTTGTCAGTTGTTACAATACCACCCGCTTCATTTGGGTAGCATTCGAGTACATGTTTGACAACCTCATCCCAATTTTGGATGTAGTTTTCAGCTAACATATTAGCCGCGGAAACGTACAGACGACAAACCAGGTGCGTACAGGTCTTTGGTACCAAGGTTGTCTTTCAACGCCTGAGCAGCTGGAAGCATAACATTAGGCATGTCAAGTATGTTGGCGAGTTCGAATTGTACTGATGTACGGTCCATGAGGGTCATTGCATTGATGTAGTACTCGTCAATTGGCAGCGTCATTGTTGGGTCTGCTGCTGTACCACCATCGAGATGCTTGGCCAATGTACGAATGCGGGAAACCTTAACACGCTTCAAATCCTGGTATTGTTGCAGGTACGGTTGAATAAGCTTGTTGACATTGGCAATGATGAGCTTAGGACGTGGTGGTTGACCAGTGGTGCTTTCCATGCCCTCAAGTTTGTAAGGGAACGGAACATATTGTTTGCCGTTGAAACTGAAAGCATAGTCCGAGGAATTTGTCAAGTAGAAATTCAGACCGGCATTTACTGTCGTTCCATCAATCCACAGCATTTCTACGTAGGGGCTGGTAACGGTGGCCTTCTTGAGTTCTTGGGTAATTGTCATGCTGCACTCCTTTAAATCGGGAGAGAGTACATTGCCCTCTCCCGTGTGTGTTTCTATTTACGTCGTGTAGGAAATACGAACCTGCACATGGTCAATACTGTTTGTGAGCGACGTTCCATTGGATGCAAACGCCATCAACACTGAGAATGCAGAGTTGAAGTCAGCTGGTGACCATGCACGTTCCATTGAGGACGAAGGAGCAGCTGTACTTACACCACCCCAAACATCACTTGTAGAACCTAGAGTGATGACACCTTCAGCAGCAACCAGTGGCATACCTTTAGCAGCAACTGACCGCGGACCTGGGCCGTATGTTTCGCCTGTTGTCAAGAAGCAGTACGTGTAGTCCGGTGTTCCGGTTTGCGAACCCTCAATACGAACCTCAATACCCTTGATGGTTGCACCTGCAGGCACAGAAATTCCACTGAAGTTGTATGCAAACAGCGCACCACCTTCACCTGCGGTTGCCAAGGTACGAGTAGCTCGGCTGTCATCAGAAGCAGTAATTGCACCAGGTGTAGTCCAGCCGCCACCTGCTCCTACTGTTGGCGAGAACCATGCAGTTGAGAAGATTGTTGGCGGTGGTACATATGGCAAGTCCATTTCTGCACGCATACCAGTACCAAATGACCAAGGCGTTGTTGCTTCGTAGTCGTGTTGAGCAGAGAAACCAAATGCAGCTTTCAATGTCGGGTTGTATTGACGAATATTTGTCCACACTTGTCGTGCCACAGCTGTTGAAACCGTGTATGTTGGGCCAGGTTCAGCTATGTAGTTAGAACCGAAACCAATACCAACCTTCGATGCACCAAGGTGAGCAATCCAAATGTTTACGTACTCTTCAATTGCCGCAGCTGTAAGGAAGTCTGGTGAATCGTAATACTGAGGGATTGCGTAGTCGAGTACATTTGCATCAACCATTGCTTTCATCAGCTTCCAGTCGAATGGGGCGTAGTAACGACCTGGGTGCGGAGGTGCACATACAGAAAATGTTGGGCCGTAAAGGTTCTTCAGCGATTGAGCAATCCAAATCATTTCAGTGATGCATGCTGCCCATGCAGGGTTGTCTGAACCGTCAGCAAGAGGTGGGTAGACTCCACCGTCAGTTGCAGGTGAAGACATCTGTTCAAATGTGTTGAAGTCGATGCCGTCAATCTTGCCGCCCAATGCATTACGGATGGTAATGAAAGAGTTCAAGAATGCTTGAGACTGTGTGCGTGTCTCAAAGTAGAAGCGTGCATTAGCTCCACCAACAGAAAGAACAACGCGCTGGCCTTTGGAGTGTGCTACATCAATTTCATCAGCCGTAACCGCGGAATAGTATTCAAACTTAAATGCACCAGATGAGCCGTTTGGCACAGCGTGGAAGATGTAAATTTGATTGTATGCTGCAGGAATGGCAGTAATACGTTGGCCACCAATTGCCGGCTTCCAACCCGTAAAGTATGATGCCAACACAGGAGATGGGAGAGCCATTGGTACGTACGTGGTTCCGCCACCAGGCTCGCCCGGGTCAATTGGAGGTGGCGCGTAATATTCACCCAAGTCGAAGACCTGGCGAAGGGTCAGTTGAATTGTGTAGAGGTTACCGCCGGTGTCAGCGATGTTCCAGTCACCTTCCATTACCCAGCTCTTCTCACCGGTGTCAAGAGGTGATTGCCATGTGATGACAGACCCGTTTGAGACGGATTGGATGAAGTTCTCGATTGTGATTTTCTGTGACAAGGTAATTTTGTCCCAAACAACGGACCACTTGTCACGCTTGTAGTTGATGCCCATAGGCACCCTCTGTTCATAGCCGCCTCCAAAACGCACAACGTTAATGTCGTTGGTTGTTGTGCGTGATGAAGCTTGGCTTACCTGGACTGCAGGAAATGGTGTCGCCATGTTATTCCTTAAAGTTGAAGTGAAGCACGATTATTCATGCCACCTGGGCGGTTTGCACGCGCCATGTTTTCTGCGAACTTCTTGTCGATTGCAGCTGCAACCATGTCAGCTTGTTGCTTGTCGCTGTCTCCGTCGCCAGAAGACTGGATGGTAATGTTGTTGACTTGCGAGAAGTTGTTTCCACC